CGGGTCGCGGAGTTCGACCCAGGCCCCTTCGGAGGCGAGTGCGTGGCGCTGAGACATGGGTGGTGCCTTTCGGTGGAAGGGAGGGTGCGGTCCCAGGGCCCTTCCACCCCGGGACCGCAGTCAGAAGGAACCCCGCAACTAGAACGTTCCGGGGGTGATGCCGCAGGTCACGGACACCTTGATGGGGCTTTGCCCACCGGATCCGCCCGCGTTGGTGGTGTTGAACACCGCCTGGAACTCGTCCTGGTAGCCGACGGCCGCCTTGGATGTGTCGGGGGCCGCCGCGGTGAATGCCGCGACCTGGATGTCCATCTGCACGGTGATCTGGTTCGTTCCGGCCAAGCCGTTGTCGACGAGGACCTGCACGACCGGCTGGCTGTTGTTGAGCATGTACAGGAGCGCTGACTCGTCGGAGACGGCGCCGAAGTTCAGCTTCCCGGTCGCCGACAGGCCGCCGCGCTGAATGATGTACGGGGTCTGCACGCCAGTTGCCGTGAAGTACGGCACGAGTTCGCGGGCGATGTCGATTTCGCCGTCGGTGACCGTGTTGACCAGGGTGCCGCCCGATGCGGGGCCGCCGATGCCGACTTTGGTGCGCCAGGACGCAACGGGCAGGATCGTGGTCGGGTTGGCGGTCGGCGCCGCTCCGGCGATCACGGATGGCCAGGAGGTGCCCTGCCCGTCCCAGGTGAACAGCTCGGATTCGGCGTTGAACTTGAGGTTCATCTGCGACATGCAGAACCCGGGGTACTGACGGGCGCCGGTTGTTGCGGTCGGGCCCATGGAGTGGGTGAGCGTGTGCGACGGCGGCTGGCCGCCGCCCGAGTTCAGCAGCGACCATGCGTAGGTGTAGGGGCCTGCCGTGACCACCGGGACCACAGCCTGGGCGGAGGCGTGGCCGTACACCAGACCGCCCGTCGGGGTGGCGAGCGGAATCGTGTACGGGCCCGAGCCGGTAGGTGTGCCCGTCGTGAACACCTCGGCTGTCGCACCGCTGCCGATCTGGATGACCGTGGCGGCGGGGATTGTCGCCACGGTGGTGATGCTGCTGGCGCCGGCCGAGGCGGATGCCGACAGGGTGGTGGACCCGGACCCGGTCGGCGTGCCGGTGACCGCGAGATCGCCGAGGATGTTGCGCAGCCACCAGCCGAGCGTGTCGCCGTACACCGGGCCGCCGAGGCTGATGTCTGCCGTCTTCACGCCCTGGACTTGCGCGAAGGCGTCGGTGCCCATGCTGCCGCGCCACGACTGATCCTTCAGGAACGTCGGCTTGTCGGACGGCGTGAACGTGGTGAGGAGCTGCGTCGCGGTCATCGCGACGGCGGTGCCCTGGACGGCCTCGGGGGCGATTCCGATGAACTGCTTCGTGGATGCATAGGTGGCGACCACCGGTTACTCCCCTTCGGGGTTGGCCGGGGCGTTGTCCGGCAGCTGGTTGGGCTTCTTCTTCGTTGGCTTCCAGCGGCCGTCGTCGGGCGCGCTGAACGGCCAGTCGAAGACGGTTGCGGCTGTGGCGGGGATGGCCGGCTCGTTGTCGGTGGCGTCCCGGCCGGGGTCCTCGGGGCGGGCGGTGAGCGGCACTTCCAGGTACTGGGTGGCCAGCGGGCCGGTGAACTCGTAGACCCCGGGGGCTTGGCGCCCGTTGGGGGTGTCGTCGGGGGCGGCCTTGTCCGGCTCCGGGGTGGCGGCCTCCGCGGTGCGGGTGGTGACCGGAGCGTGCTCCGGCTCTTGGGCAGGCTTCGTGGGCATGCGGAACTCCAGTCCGGCGACAACAGGGAAGAAACGGGATGGCTCTCAGCGGGCCGGAACCGGCGAATCCGGGTCACAACACGGACACATCGCCTTAGTGGGGCCCCCGCGAGCGCGCATGATGCCCCGACAACTCACACTTCCCAGGGGGAACCATGCGTCGCCGCACCACTCTCATCGCGTCCGCAGCCGTCGCAATCGCCGCAGCTGGCACCGGACTCGGCCTGTGGCTCAGCCAGCCGTCATACGACGACACCGTGAAGGCGTGTACGAAGGCCTTGGCCGCACAGGGCAAGGCAGGCGGGAGCGGCAAGCCGAAGGCCTGCGACAAGGTGAAGAACGACGACTACACCGCGCTTGCTCTTCACGCCGCGATGGGAGATCTCGGCTGGCTGGGCGATGACGGGAAGTTCGACGAGAACAAGATGTTGGACTCATCGACCGAGACGCCGTAGGTCGGGCGCGCAGCGGCCCCGACTCAAGTGGAGGCGCCGTCATGCGGAGATGATCTCCAGGGCGGTGAACGTCATCAGCAGGAAGGACTTGGTGAGTTCGGCCTTGGTCTCCGGCTGCCCGTACTCGCAGTCGATCGACCCGATACCGCCGTCCACGTACTCCCCCGCCTCGAAGCAGGCGCCGCCGAGGGTGCGGTCGGCGCGCATCCACTCCTTCAGGGCGTCCCGCAGCGCGTACACGTCGTCTTGAGCATCCTCCGCGTACTCGGTGCGCGATCGGATGTAGCAGGCCAGTTCGACTTGGTAGCGGACGTTCTTCATGCCGCCGTGCTCGCCGCCGAGCGCGAACCGGACCTCTGAGTCGCGGGGCATCCACGCGACGATCTGGCAGCCCGTCCGTGCACCGGGCGGCTGGCCCCAGAAGTAGTCGTTGTGGTCGTCGCGTTTGGGCCACGCCCGCCGGACGACCCCTACACCGTACTGCGACAGCGGCGACGACCGGTAGGTGCGGGTCTGTGGGTCGTAGGGGCCGCCGAAGTACTGGCAGATGCCGTCCAGGACCGCCTGGATGCTCACGGAGGCATCACCTCTGGCATTCCGGCGGTCAGCCATCGCCGGTAGAAGCGAGAAGCCGCCTTCAGACCTTCGTCACCCGTTGCCGCATGGCCGAGCGCGATCCCTAGGGCGACTTGGAGGCCGAGAAGTTCGCCCCTCATGTGAGTGCGCACAATCTCAGCCCACGCCGAAGGGCCGCTCTCGTAGCGAGACTTGCGCCGATGGATTTCACGCACGAGGCGCACCGCCACGTCGCCAGCACCCCGCGGCTCTGTGGTCATGCGCTCACCTCACCCGCTGATATGAGGCGAGGATGCGGCGCGCCTCACGAACGAGACCCTGTCCGGTCTGCCGGGAATCGGCGCCACGAGTGCTGGAACTCGTCGAGGCGTCCGGAAACTCGTCCTCGGCGGACGAATCGGGCCGCATCAGCAGCGAGATGGTGTACAGCACGACCGCGAGCCGGATCTCGCCCGGAAGGCCAGACACGTCGTGGCCGACCTCATGATCGAAGACGGTGGGTGCCGCCAGGAGCACGGTGGCCGGCGCGGGCGTGAAGGACGGCGTCGGGGCCTGCCACAGCGTCGAGACCGTGACGGTCTCCTCGCATCCTGGCTCCCAGATCCGGTAGCTGCCGCCCGGCTCGATGCCAGTCGGATCCGCCACCGAAATGCTGGTCGCCCCGGCCGTGGACGGCGCCGACAACTGCGTGGCCACATAGGCGGCCACGACCGTCACACGCACGAACGTCTCCGAGCCGGGCCCCGCACCGAACCCGACCTGCAGGGAACCGCTCCATGCGGTGGACGATCCGCCGAGGGTGATGACGAGGTTGGAGTCGTCCTCCACCCACACCGCCGGTGAAGCGACAGCAGTCAGCGATGTCGGGGACCAGCCGTAAGAGAGGCCGGCCACCGCGCGCACCGGGCCGTGGTCGGAGTGAATGCGGAGCATGCCGTTTCGGTCGGTGCGCACACGTGTCGACTGCGTGTACAGGTGCGCGCCCAGTGGCTGGTTACACTCGTTGTCCGCCCACGAGGACGCCTGCAGCAGAAGGTTGGTCAGCTCGGCGTCCTGCGCGGCCGGGGCGGAGTTGCCGGAGACGAGGCCGTCGAGGTCGAGGTAGGTGGGGTGGGCGCGGAATGCCGCGGCGGATACATACGGTGTGACGGGCACGCTCACCCCTTCCAGTTCAGGCGCTGTCGCGCACCCAGGTTCCGTGGGTGCAGCCGACCGAGAAGGCGCCCTCGGGCCAGCCGTTCGGCATGCAGTCGGGGCACGGCTGATCGGCCTTCTGCAGGTCGCTGCGCTCGGGCTTCTTGTCGTTGTCGGGCGCTGCAGTCTTGTCGTCGGGGGTGCCGGGGTCGTCCGAGTCCTGGGGCTCGGCCGATACCTCGGGGGTGGTGGGGTCGTCCGAGTCCTGGGGCTCGGCCGATACCTCGGGGGTGGTGGCGACGTCGTCTTCTGGGGTCGCCGCGACAGTGTCCTCGTCGGGCTCGGGCTGGGCCGTCTTGCGGCTCCTGGGGGGCATGTCAGGTCTCCTTCTCGCAGGCGCCCCCGCATCGGGAACAGGTGCGCACGAATGATCCGAAGCCGCAGTCGGGGCAGCGGTAGCCGCCGCGGGTGCGGCCGCCGAGGTTGGCGGGGAACGCGCCGTATGCGCGCAAGGCCTTCTCGTGCTGGGCGTTGGTGACGGTGACGGTTCCGTCACGGCCCGGCGTGTAGGCGGTGGTGGCGCCGGTCTGGGCGCCCTGGACGTCGATGCCGCGGCAGGCACCGTCGGGCATGCACAGTCGCGTCACGCCGGGTCTCCTTCTCGTGGGGACACCGAAGGCCCGCGCCTCGGAGCCGGGACGCGAGCCTTCGGTGGATCGTAGACGGGAGCCGCCAA